GTCGTCGCGTCCATAGACGCAGAACTGGTATACAGCGCGATTTTCATGGTATCGCCATTCGCCAGATCGAAATCGTGCGCGCCGAACATCAATTCTTTCTTGAAGCTGGTGGCCATCGCCTGAGTGATCGCCATCTCTAAACGCTCCTGAGTAACTCCGCCAGTTCCGGATAGCCACCCCTGATGGCTATCTGAACACATGTGTCGCGCTCCTCCTTCTGAGCGCACAAGACATAAGCGTGGACAACAGCTTCCAACCGGGCACGGAAGGCTGCCGCCTGCTCTCTCACTTCTGGCGCGGCCCCTTCGCTGACCTGAACAATCTTATTGCAGCAAAGCTGCGTGATCTGGTCCGCAGAGAGACCCCCGTTGAAACTGGTCACAACAGTTGGCGAGCCAATACTACTTTCCGCAGCAGACATTTAAGCTGGCCTACCGGCCCTAGCAGCCCTGGCAGGAATAAAGAGAGGATCGCCATTCCTGTAGCCGTCCCGCCTATCACTATACTCACCAAGCGTCTTGGCCTGCACGAGAGCCTCCTGATAACGGAGTAGATACATCTGCATGATGTCCTGCTCTCCCTTCATAAAGGTGTACGCCTCAACCAAGCAGCCATACAACAAGACTTGTGGGAGATTATCCCCAAGCCAAGTAGTCGTATTAGCCGAAGAAAGACCGGTCGGCTTATATTTATAGTGAAGCTCCATCGTATACGCATCATCAGGCACGGGAGAAAGAATGAACGCATCGTCATCGAAATGCCCGTAATACTCAGGCTGGCCGGTATCATCCGTATCAGGGTTCGCTTCGCGCATAAACGAAACATCCTTGGGCAGCAGATATGAATAGACATTCCCGGTGCTAATGAGCGCCAGCGAATGAGCCGACAGGAAATCAGACGGCTTCCCCAGATAGGAATTTGACGCCGTCGTTATACCAGTAGAATTTTTGCGAAAATACGGAAGATCGACATCAAACAGAATACGAAGCTCCGCTTGACTGATGAACTCATCTATCTGGTTAACAAAGGTCGTCTCGGTATCTTCCGTATAATCCTTGATGGCCTGCACAAGCGCACTGTAATTCATGCGGGCCCCCCTAAGTTATCGACACTGCAACAGTGCCAACTTGACCGGTCGCCTGCGTACTGGTCTGGCTGGAAAATCCATACAGGGCAGACAGGCCGTTGTTGTCCCCAACGGGGTCCCAGTTCCAGGCTATCTTTCTCTGCTCGTCCACATTCGTGTCGGTTCGGGTAAACGGCAACGCCTGTGAATCATTTATCGGGAACTGCCCTAAAAAATTCTGAGGCTGATCCACATCCAGCATCGCCGGAGAAACCCTCAGGCCGGAATCCTTGCCGTCCACTGTCTGCCGACGAAGCTCACGCAGCTTGAAAGTTAGCCCGCTCCGGTCACAAATCCCCAGCGCGTATTTCCCGACTGTCGTTTTGACCACGTCACATCCACCCATAACCGCCGGGGACAAGCTGGGCGGACGCCTTTACCCTGTCCTCGTCGGCAGCGTACTGAAACTGCTCGTCATAGACCGCCTTCAGCAATTGGGTCCGCTGCGCGGTTTCAGGTCTCTTCATGGAGACATAATAAGCGAGACCTGCGGTGAGGGCCGGGAGCCATCGCCCCGGCGCATCATAGGTATTTGTCCCGGCTGTACCTGCATCCTCAATGCGCCTGATGCGCCAGTAAACCAACGTATAGGTCTCCGCATCATCAGGCACCGGCCACAGTGTGTATTGAGGGCTCGTCGTTCTCTGGATATAAATCTGGATGGGCTTGCCCTCTTGCAGCTTATTGGGCAACTGGGCATAACTCACAGGAGATATCCGCGTTATCGACGTATCGGTCTGGTTATTGGTCTCCCCCACGTCGGTGCGGATCACCTGATCCAGGAAATCGATGGTTCCCGCCGGGAAACTGTAAGTCGCCGTCCCAGCGGTGATAGCCTGTGTCCCCTCCTCTATCGTCCACAAATTCAGACCGCGATTGACCCACTCAATCGACATCAGATCGAGGCTCCGTCTCGCCGTCTTCAGATCATAACCGCTACGCATTTCCAGACCCGCACGCTCGTAAGCCTCCTCACAAATATCAATGATATCCAGAGTGAAGTCAGTAGTACCGGAAGTGGCCATCTAGGAGCGGCCCTTCTTCTTATTCTTGGCCCCACCCCTCCGGGGGGCCTTTCTAGAGGGGGGCGCAGCCCTTTTCCCCGATGGCACATATGTTCCACCGTGCATTCTGGCGGCCTTCTTTGCGTCTTCTATACCCTTCTGGGTATAGGGCCACTTTACAATCGGCATTGCAGCCCCCCCAATCTACCGGTCAGTCATAATATTTGACAGCCCGGATCACTATCTCATAGGCGTCTCCGCTAGCCTCGGTCCCCAATGTGGATAGGAGAATATCTCCATTAGCATTGGTCCCGTACATCTTCAGACCGCCCATACTGGCAAAGTCCTGATGTGTCCATCCTGGATTCATATTGAGCGCGACAACGTCAGTATCGGCGTCGTACCAAAGCTGGACACCGTCAAAACCATAGACCTGTGCCCAGACCTCCTGGATACGAACCTCGTTGCAGGAGTTCCCGCGTGAATCAGTAGTGAGTCCAGAAACATCGATCTTCGTTACCTTTGCCTCACCGGTACTATCGGAAAGGTTAGTAAGCTGGACGATCAACTGCCGCTCACCATCTTGAATGGTAGTCGTGCTTACGGCATCAGCCATAAAAATCCCCCAAAAGAAGGTGGAGGGCGCACGGCCCTCCGCCCTCGTTAAGAACTAGCCTTCACCTTCCCGGTCAGTACCAGCGCCTTATAGGCTGCGCTACCCTTGGGAGGAGGCGGCCCTCTCTTAGGAGGCTTCTTCTTCACCGAAGCAGCGACCCTGCTCTTTTTCAAGACAGCCATAACACGCCCCTACACCTGATCACTGTACTGAACCATGCCATCGGTCTGCCGCTGGGCCGCCGTGAAGAGATAATCGCAGTCAACTTTGTTGGCAGCGGCCTCGCCAGCAACCGCAGCAACCCATGTCGTAAGCTGCGAAGTGGGGATGTTGTCCGTAGTGGTAACCTTCAGGACCCGGTCAACATAGAACTCGACCTTGCCCGTTCCGGTTATCACGAAGCCCAGGCGACGATCACCAGAGATGGTGCCACCAGAGACGGAACCATCTGCTAAATCAACGCCCGTATCCGTCTTGGTCTCGGTTCCTCCACTATCACAGACCGCATAAATATCCGCCGCTTCGTCCACAACCAAAAATCCAATCTGGTTGTTTGTTGCAAACGGAACGCCCGTTGCCAGGGTGCCATTCTCACAAAGACC